TTTAAATCTTTATCAGCTTGTAATTGTAATTGTTCTAAATCCATAATATATTCAATATAACATAAACTGACTAAAAAGTCAATGTTTATGAGGTTGTAACTTGTGTCGTTGATGAACCAACATTAGCAAAGTCATATATTGTATATCTAAATGTTACCGTTGATGTTAGATATTCCACATCTGTTGCTTGTTGGTCGTATTGTAATCCTGTTAAAGAAACAGGAAACAAATCTCTAAATCTTATCTCTACTTGTGGGTTATTTTTACTAGACAATACCGTTAATGTGGCGTCTGAAAAAATTGGTCCTTGGTCTGTTGTACCAAACTTAACCTTGCCTGGTTCTGTTGATACACTTTCATTTGATATAGGAAATCTATCCGAACCAGCACCGACTAAATTTTGAAACTCTGAATGATCTCTAGGAAAACCTAAACCAACTAGCCAACCGTGTATCTCTTGGTAGTTTTCTAAATTTTCATCTACCAAAAATGTCATATTTAATTCACCATAAGTCAACTTATCACCTGGTTGTGGTATGTCTTTAAATCTAGTTACTTGATCTATTGTGCCACCTAGTGTTATACCTGGTACATTTACTTGTGTACAGAAATAAGTTACTTTTGGTAGTTTGATTACATTAAATTTAAATTGAGTAGGGCTAGCGTAATCTAACTTTGTAGGTTGTCTATCGTATGATTTTGTGGTTGTCATACTACTATTTATCTGTTTCCTTATCTACTTCTTCCCATTCTTTATTTTGAGACTTTTGTTTTAATTCGACCTCTTTATCAGTAAGGACACTCTCTTTATCAGCAGCCTCATCCATTCTTTTTTCTATGTTTTCTAAAGGGTCAGGTTTTTGTAGATAATTAAGACCATAAGCTAATAGTCCTATAAAAGAACCTATTACAACCACACCTAAAATTGCCTTAAAAAATGTTTTCATATTAGTATTTAGTGCATAAAAAAAGGCGAGGTTTTGAGGCCTCGCCTTTTTAATTTTACAATGTAAAATGATTACATTATGTTCGCAACTTGGACTCTTCTGTAATATCTGTTGGCATTTTTATTACCAGCACCGTTAATTACAGCAGTATCAGATACACCTGACTCAGCAAATGGGTTTGCTTGTAAGCCGTATCTTGTTTTAAATCCAATTTTTGGTTGGAAAGTATCTTGACCAACCGCTCTAACCATTTGTAGAGGCACATATGGGCAGTAAAAAATACCAGCGTCATATGGTGATGTACCTTTGTATCCCACTACGAAGTAGTGTTTAGCTGTATTGTTAGCAGCATATGGATCAATGTACACTTTGTATCTACCGTTAAGAACACCAGCAAAAGTATTACCTGTGTCATCAACGTTTAGGTTGTTATTAAGAGCAGGAGTGTAGTCTAGGACACCAGCCATTTGTAAAGCAGATGCAACATCAGCTGAACAGATGATAAGGTTTCCTTTACCTCTTCTTGTTCTTTGAGCGATCACGTTAGCTTCTCTCTCAACTTGGAACATTAGGCCTTTGAATCTCTCAACAGACCATCTACCATTTGAGTCAGTATCTAAATCGAAGACACCAGCAGATGTTGTGTTGATAGCACTAACAGCACCAATGTGAGTTGATGAGTTGTCAGATGCACCGATTTCAGCGTTGATGTAAACTGTTCTTACAACTTCTCTGTTGATTTCCGCAAGGATCTCAGCAGATAGGATGTTAGCCAATTCAGTCTCAGCGTCTAAACCGTGGATTGCTTTAAGGTCTTGTGCTAATTCCATAGTGTATTCAGCTTTAAGAGCTCTTGACTTAGCAGTCACAGTAGATTTCTCTATTGAGAATGCCATTTGTGCAAAAGCATTGTTAGCAGAATCACCTAGGGCTTCAGCAGTACCTGTAGCCATTCCACTGCCTCTTGTGTAAGCAGTTGAAGGATCGTCATTTAATAAACCTGGATTTGTACCAGTTTGAGCAGCACCTGAGTTAGCAGTAGAATCTCCAGCAGCATTTCTGCTTGAAAAATCTGTATCTGCTTCGTCAAATAAAGCTTCACCGCCTGTTTGGCTAGTGAATCTACTTCTCATTGCGAAGATTAGACCAGTTGGACCAGTCATTGGTTGTACACCAGCAATATCGTAAGCGATAAGGTTTGGCATAGCTCTTCTTACTAATGAAATTAGGATTGGATCCCAATTGTCAACAGATGAACCTGTTGCATTAGCAGGAGCAGCTTCGTTTAAAAAAGCTCTATCTTCTTTTGATGCTCTTTCTTGGTTTTCCAAGATAGTCGCAGTAACGGCACGCTTGTATGAATCCGTGATCTTTGGTAGATCAGCGTGTTCTAATACAGGCTGCCATTTTTTTTCGTAAGTTTCAGATAAATACATATCTATTTTCTCCCGTATTATTATTTCGACAACTTAATGTCTTTGGTTTTACTAATAGCAGCAGCGTAAGCAGCCATTGCATTTGATAAATCTTCGTTAGAAGATTCACCTGCCGCTACATTATCTATCTCATCATCTTTTTTAACTTCTTTTTTACCAAAGTAAGACTCTTTAATCGTACTTACTTTTGTTCTAAAGTCGTCTTCATTCGAATACTCAACTTCTTCAGCAAGTTTGTTAAACTTCTCCTTAGCAGTGTCAGCTAAATCTTCAGACGTTTCATCTATGATGTCTTGTCTTTTTAAGTCGCCGTTTGCTTTGTTTAATTCAACATTCTTGTCGATTGATTCGTTAAGTTTCTTTTCAAGTTCTTCAATTTTACTAGCTTGATCTTCAAGTACATTGTACTTGTCATCTGGAACATCAATATAGTGGTCTTCAAATAATTTTTTAAGTCCACCTATGAAGTCTTCAGCGATCTCGCCTTTGATACCTCTCTCAATAGCGATTTGGTTTTCTTTCATCCATTCTTCAACTACGTAGTTTAAGTATGAATCAACTTTTTCAACCATTTCAGCTTTGTGAGATTCAGTATTTTCTTTAAGTTTTTCTTCGTACTCGCCTTCTAATCTTTTTGATTCCGCTTTTACTTTTGATTTAATAGCAGTTTCGAAGATTGTAGCAGCTTTCTGTTTAAACTCTTCCGATAAGTCAGAGTCACCTATTAGAGCGTCAACGTCAGATTTGATGTCTAAAGAATCTTCAGCTTCAGTTTCTTCTTTGTAACCAGCTTTCATTTCTTTTTCTTTTTTCTTCATATCGTCAGCATTCATCATCTCTTTTTTAGTGTCTTCTTTCTCATCAGCCGTTTCTTTTGAACCCTCTTTTAACTTCGGCATTGCGTCAGCAGAACCTTGGTTTTTTTGTTGAGCGTCACCAGAAACTTGTTTCATTTTTTTTGAAGCGTCAGGATTACTGTCAGTTGGTTTTACAACCGCAGGACCTAAGTCCTCAGCCTCACCTACTTTTTTCATAGGTTCAGCCGCTACAGCATTCTTTGTAGGAGCAGACGCTTGTGGATTAGCAGCATTTGCTTCTGCCACAGCTTCTTGTTCCATCGCCTCAATTTTTTTCTCTGTTTCGGCCATTTGAAAGTCTCCTCTTTAAAAATAAACGTTTATTTTTGTTTTTATTTATAGATATTTATAAGATTATAGCTTTTTAAGAAATGACTCAAAGACTTTTACTTTCTTCTCATCTAACTCAAATTTTTTCGCCTTATAAATTTCCATTCTCCAGGCTTCAATATCTTTCTCTACTAAAGCACCGTTATCCCAAACCCACTCTTTTCCTTCCATAATTCCTTCTACGAAAGCGTCTGGAGCGCTAGGGTCTGCTACAATATCAGCAGCTGTAGCTAAGTAAAAGTCATCTTTTACATAGTTTCGGCCACCTCTATTGATTAATGAACCCATACCACGACTTGACACCCCTAATTGAGCGCCTTCGTCAATAAGACCTTTTACGATCTTACCGTATGGTGTATTCATTATTTTTGCTTCACCAATAAAATTATCACCGTCTGGATAAAGTTTCGTAATCATATGGGAAACTCTCTCTAGGTTAACAGTTGGTCCGTCAGGATGTCCTAACTCACCAAATGCTCTTTTTTTATTGACAAATTCTTTATTATATCTAGTCACTTCCTTTACCAAAATCTCTTTTGGATAAATTCTTCCATTTCTATTTTTGATGTTAGATTGTAAAAAGACACCTTTGATTTTGTAGTCTTTTTTTCCGTTGGTTTCTTCAACCAAGTATTCTGCTTGTGAAATTTCTTCCGATATTAACTTCATTGTTTCTCTCTCTTTATATTTATAAGAGTTTTTATCTAAACTCTACTATTATCGTGTAATTATCACCATTAGCAAAGTTTTTAGTTGACAATAATACATCACCTGTTGGTGTAGTAGAATTGTTAGGTATCTCATCTCCTGATGGTCTAAAATCAAAATGACTTTGACCACTTAAAAACATTGCTGTAGCATTTGTATTACCATCCCATATTAGCTCAACGGCCGATTTTGGATTAGCTGTATTTACTGAATACCATATCTTACTAATCTTTCTATTACCGTCTTCGGTCATAAAAGTTAATTCAGAGGCATCAATTTTTTTTACTAAAGTTTCGCCTGTGCCGTCAGAAAAGTTTGTAAGTTTTGCTACAAATTTTACACCTGAAGTATCTGCTATTGTTTGTGTTGTTACCGTATCAGCCATTATTTTGTATATCCCGATTCTTTATGTGTTTCTAATACAATGTTATACTTTGTGACACTTGAGTCACTTGTTAAAAGTATATTACCAATTGTATCAGTAATTTTACCCTCATCTGGTTTCAGGCCATAGTTGCCTCTGCCAGATATAATTAATTGTTTTGTTGTATCAATACTTGCTCTTTTTTCAAAGAACAAAGTAACATTACCTGTACCTAAAATTTCGTATTGTAAATTAGCAATAGAAACTTTTGGTTCACTTGAAGCGTTATTAGACGCTTCTACATCTACAATCTTTTGATCTTCTTCAGCGCCAACGCCATTAGCGTTAACCATAATTTTAAAGTTATCATCAACTAACTTTGTAGATGTTATTGTCATTATCTTGGTGAAGATACTGCTGAACCTACAGCGTTACCTGAAGTTTCAATAGTATGAGATTCTTCTTTTTCAATTATTATACTATCGCCAGCTGTTACCAAAATTACCGTACCAATAACGGTAGAAGATTGTTTAACAGTAACCGTGTTAGCAGCCGCTTGAGCTTGTACTCTTACAAAGTGAGCTCTGCCAAAATTACTTGCTGTGATAGAACTACCAGCAGATGTTGAGCTGCCTTTGAGTTTCATTGAGCCTTGGTATGCCATTTTTATTTTTCTCCTAATTGTTCAATTACTTCTTTATCAAAGTAATCGTTTAATTCTATTACGTTAATATTATAATGTTGGCTAACTTTATCGCAAGCGCCTTCAAATCTTTTTATAATATCGCCAGTAGATTTCTCTACTAATTTAAAGACATCACCTATAGCGTCTTTCATTTTAGGGCTTAGATCATTATAAGCCTTTGAATCAATCTCTAAATTTTCTTTAACTATCCTGCTTATCAGCATTGTCAGCCTCAGGTGTTATATTTATTTCTGCTTCACCATCTTTTTTATTTGTATCAGTTGGTGTTGCTGAAACTGAACCATCAGCATTAAATACTCCTGGGTCAGCAATCTCTGGTTTTGGATCACTAAAGTTTTCAGCCTCAGGTGCTTTAAACATATTGCCTGCTAAATCTTTTCTAGCATTATCTAATTGATCAGCAACCTTGTCTCTTAAAGCAGCTTTAAAAGCTTCTCCAGCGTCATCATTATTACCTTGTGATAGTTGATCTATAAAGTTTTTAGTATTTTCATTTGCCATTTTTTATTCTCCTATTCCATATCCGAAGTTTGAGAAGTTGGACTATCTATCAGACCATCTTCAATTTCTTTCTTAATCTGATTATCCATATCTTCTATTTCTCTGTCATTTTGTTTTAATACATTTTTTCTAATGTGTTTTATTGAGTAAAATTTACCTATGTATTCTCTCATCTCATTAGCTAATTGTAGTCTTTCTCTAGCCATCTCTGTATTTTTTAATTCAGCAAAATGGCCGTCTTGTATGAAGTCATAATTTAGTGAATCATTTACACTAACCCAATCATCTTCATTTATAATACCTTTAAGAATTAGTTGTGTTCTTAATAGGTCATTAAATAATTCAGTAAACTTCTTTCTTAACCTTTGAACAAATTTAGTAAATTTTAATTCGTCTCTAGTTATCTCTGAAGCTCTACCTAAATTAAATCCTGTTGATCCTTCTAATCTACTTACAGGTACATTTAGTGATCTGTATAGTTTACTTCTAAAGTATTCTATATCAGCAATCTCACCTAAGTTTTGGCCGCCTGGTAAAGTTGTAATATCTGTACCTCTACCACCTTCTCTACTTGGTAACCAGAAATCTTCCAACATAGACATATAGTTTCTGTCGTCTCTAATCTCTCCAGTTGAAGCGTCATAGACAAGTTTATTTCTATATCTTGCCATAACATC